GTGTGGGACGTCCGACCAGCGGACCCCGCTGCCCCAGCCGACGCTCCCGAGGCCCAGCGTCCGTCCTTTCGCATTCTCTCCGAAGACCGGAGGCAGGACTTGACCCGGCAGTTCGTGGACCCGGAGGAGTGGCGTGGGGATGCCTACCCCTATCGGCTGGAGGATGGGGTGGCGGTGATACCCGCCGTCCTCTATCACTCCGAGCCCCACTCCGGGCTCTGGAACCCCTGGGCTAACTCGGAGGTCGTCTTCGGGACGCTCCAAGACGCGCTCAACTGGACGAACACCAACCACGCCTTCATGCGCGCCTCATGGGCGCAGCGGTACATCGGAGGCGGCTCCATCCGGGGCACGGTGACGAAGACCGCAGGGGGTGAGAAGGTGGCGGTCGCTACTGAGGACCCGGCGACTGCTACGCAGATCCGCTCCGACGGTGACGGCTCCCTGGTCGTCGGTCAGTGGGGCGCAGCGGTGGACATCGACAAGGCGGAACGCTTCGCCCGGAACTATGGACTGCGGCTCTCGGTCCACTTCGGCCTCTCTCCCTCGGACGTTACGTTCGAGACGCGAGGCCCTGCCTCGGGCGTCGCCTTGACCGTCTCCCGCGAGGGCTTGCGGTCCGTCCAGCAACAGTTCGCCCCGTTGTTCCGGTCGGCGGACCTTCTGCTCCTGGAGCGTGCCTCGGCCGTGCTCGCGGCTCATGGCATCTCGGTCCCGGAGTCGGGCTATACGATCGAGTATGCGGCGGTGGAGTTGAGCCCCGCCGAGCGGAAGGAGCGCCTTGCGAATCTCCGGGAGGAGCTTGAGATGGGCTTGACGACGAAGGTCAACGCCGTGATGGAGTTGAACCCGGGTATCTCCGAGAGGGAGGCCCGTCGACTGCTCGGGGAGGTCACGAGGGAGATCGAACGCGAAGCCGCTGGCGTGGCCCCGCTGCAAGCCCCAGGAGAGGCCGAGGCCCCCGAGGCAACCCAGGCCACGACCTTTGTCGAGGAGCGCGTCTCCGACGCTTCTGGGAGCTATCAGGAGGACGTCCTGGAAGTCTCCGAGTAGACATAATATTGACAGGCCGTTATCAGGCGGCGAGGATTGACCCCGCCTCGGACCCGTTGGTCCTTAAAGTCGAAGGGGTCGTGTGATGTTGAGACGAGGAATCCTGCTCTCTCCCACTGAGGGAGGAGGAGAAGAAGCGAAGGAGGCCCCAGCGGCTCCCGCTCCTGCGAAGAAGTCCGGGCCGGACCCCGTGCCTTACGACGTATTCCGGGAGACGAACGAGAAGCTGCGGGCAGCCGAGCAGCAGGCGAGCAAACTCCAGAGCAAGATCGACGGGTTTGAGGGCTGGAAAGCCCCGCAGGAGATCGAATCTCTCCTGGCCGCCGAGCGAAGCCGCGGGGACTCTCTGCTGCTCCTGGCCGATAAAGGCGTCGCTCCGAAGTACCGGAGCTACATGCTCGATCGGCTGGGCTCGGAAAGCCCCGAGGACCCTGGGGCGTTCCTGGACAGTCTCCGAGAGTCGGAGACGGCCTTCTTCGTGACTCAGGGTTCCCCCGTCCCAGCGTCGCCCGTTGTTGAGCAGAAACGAACCCCGCCCCGTTCGAACCCGGACGGCGCTGCGGGCTCTGCTGCTCCCGGAGACGGACGACCCATCTCGGCCGCAGACATCAACGCGATGTCCGTGGAGGAGTACGCAGCCTGGAAGGCTGCCGGTGGGCTCAGTCGTCTTCGGTCCAGCGGAGCCCTCTGACCCACTTAGGACTACACGATGGCAAACGAGATCCGCGTCTCCACCTCCGGCGACCTCCTGACCGCGAACATTCTGGCGAAGGAGCTTGAGCTTCTGCTGCATCAGAAGCCTTTCGCGCTCGACCTCATGACCTACCGCGGCGACGTCCGTGGCTCGGGTTCGGACACGATCAAGGTTCGCCAGATCGACCAGGACGACATCGGCGTCGTTGTGGCCGAGGGTGCGTCCATCGCGGGCAACACCGCCCTCACGGATGCGAGCTACACCATCACCCCGGCTCGCATCGCCATCAAGCGCACGTTCTCGGACCTGATGGGCATCGTGGACTCGACCGGCCTCATCGATGAGGTGGCGTTGGCTCGCTACAACTTCATGGCAATCATGAAGGGCTTGCACGCCTTGTTCGCCACGGCCACCCAGAGCCTCACGGGCACCGCCGGAACGACGGGTGTGGACATGTCCGCCTCCGACTTCTTCGTGGCCCAGCAGGCCCTCCAGAGCCGCAAGGCGAATGGCCGAGTGATCTGCCATCTCCACCAGGAGCAGTTCAACAACCTGCAGACCGACCTCCGTGGCGAGGTGGGTCCGTGGCAGTTGGTCCCCGCCGTCCAGGAAGCACTCGCGTTCAAGGGCGACAATTACAAGGGACTTTTGAACGGTGTGGAGATTTGGACCTCGGATCAGGCTCCCGACGTCAACGCGGGCGCGGACCACGGTGGCGCGATGTTCGTCAAGGGCGCGATTGCATACGCCCAGGGCAGCGCGAAGCCGGTCCAGATGCGCGGTCGTTCCATCGCCCCCGGCGGCGTTATCTACACGGACGTTGACATGAACGTGGACTCGGCTGAGGAGAGCTTGGTGACCAACGGCTTCTTCGGCGTCTCCGTCGCTCAGGCCGATATGGGAATCAAGATCATCACCGACCACGCGTAAACCCAACCCCACCCGGCCCCCCTCGGGGTTTCTCTCCTCCCCCTCCTCGGGGGGGGCCGGTGCTGCGGGTCTTTAGGAGAAGAAATGGCTCTCACCCCGCAGCGAACTGCGACCGGCCCGAAGGTGGCCGTTCGCAAGCCCTCCCCGAACCTCGTCCTCCAGGAAGAGGTCCAAGGCCGAGTGAAGGACAGCCCTCGGGGCAACTTCATGCTCGCCCACCCGAAGGACGAGTGGATTCTTTCGGCCGAGGGCGAGCTTCTGCCCGTGATCGTCCCCCTCTCCAAGACCCCAGGGGTCCAGGGTTGCGACCGTCGAGGCAATTGGGGGGCAGCCCGGTCGTACTACCTCGACCGCGGCTTCACGCTCATCCCTCACGACGTCATTCCCTCGGACTATGTGGCCGCGTACACGAACGAAGCAGGGCAGGACGTCCACCGCTCGGTCTTCCAGACTCCGCTCGATGGCCCGAACGGGACCGTGTGGACGTTTGACGAGGAGGCCTGGGGGAAGTTCGTCCGCCTCCTTCGGGTCAAGGGCTTCATCAAGGCCCCGAGGCCCCACATCATCCGCGGGATGCTCCACGACAAACAACGCGAGTATGACCACCTTCGGCCCCCGGCGATTGACGACGCCTCCCGCCGAGACGTCTACGACCGCCGGGTGAAGATGCTCCAGCGTCAGATCGAAGCCCTCAAGGCCGAACTCGTGTCCGCCGTCGAGACGTATGGCACGGACGCCTCGCCCATTCGTGGGGACATCGGTGACCTCCTGGACGCTGCTCTCGCTGAGGAAGAGGCCCCGGCCCCGAAGGCGAAGCGCAAGAAGTGACGACCGTTCGCAACCCGGACGGCTCGACCTCGGTCCTGTTCGATACCTGGGAGCCTCCTCGCGAGGACCAGACGGGCAGGGCCGAGGTCTATCGCTGGGCCGAGGAGACATACCTGCGGCAGAAGGCGGACCGGATCGACGTCCGCCGCAGGGCCGCAGAGTCCCCCGACCCGGCCGAGCGGGCTCGATGCCGAGAGGCCATCGCAGACACCCCGCCGCCCTCCCTGGAGGAGTGCCTGCGGTTCTCCCGGCGGACCCGTCGGAAGCGCGAGGTAGACCACCGCTCGACGCTTCTTGGTTGACATAATATTTCCGGTGTGGCGAGGTAGGGCCTCGGCTGCGGGACTGATCCCGCTGCATAGCCCTGCCGGAGCACCCTGAATGGCCACCCCCAAGACCGACGTCCAGCCTCGTTTCCGCAAGCCGATCAGCGCGGACGGCTACTACCGCGAAACCGCCACCGGCCTCATCATCGGGGCCTGCGCCGTTGCTGAGTCCTTGGGGGCTCCGGCTGCCAAGGGGACGACCGACGTCCACGCCGGATTCGCAGGCAACGACGCCTCCAACGACTTCCCCGGACCCTTCACCGACCCCGACGTTCCTCGGAACCTGCGGGTCGACTTCGCTGCTGCCTGGGACGGCGGGAACGTCACGGTGGTCGGCGTGGACCAGTTCGGGGCCGCAGTCACGGAGGTCTTCACGGCGTCGGCCGGGAGCACGGTCGTCGGGACCAAGATCTTCGCCGGGGTGACCTCGGCCACCAAGGGAGCGGTCGGAGCGGCTGCGGACGCTGCCTCGATCGGCACGGGTGACAAGCTGGGCCTCAGTGCCGACCTCGTTGCCGATGTCGGCTCGCTGACGCAAAACGGGTTCCACCAAGCCTCGACCTGGGACTCCGCGACCTCGGGCGTCACCCCGTCGTCCAACCTCCCGAACGGCTCCCGCGTCTACGCTGTCTCCTACGTCGCGGCGCTCTGATGCCGCGTTATGCGACCACCAAGCTCGCGCTTACCACGGCGTACTCGGCGGACCAGACCATCCCGACGGGTATCCGCCGGGTCGTGGTGTCGCTGGATGATTCGGCCATCGGCTACACCGTCCAGGTCCGCGGTGCGGGTGGGACCATCGTGGCCGGAGATCCCGAGGTCGTCCTTCCTGCCGGAGCATCCTGGGAGTTCGACTTTCGCGGCCCCCTGACGAACGGCGATGGGGCATCCTGGCGAATCAAGGCGGCCTCGGGGACTCCGAACGCGACCATCGAAACGGTCGGCTGATGGGCATCGTCTCACGCGGTGGAGGCGGTGCAGGCTCTCCCGTCACGGCTATTGAGGGCCGGTGGGGTCCGTCGGCGGGGACGCCTTCGTCCATCGCCAACGGTGCCACGCTGGACGCCGGGATGCTCGGAGACGGGACCTGGGAGGTCGTGGACCCGAACGGAGCCCTCCAAGCGGTCGTCGACGATGGCTCCACCATGCGGGTCGTCTTCGACCAGTCCGGGGCTACGACTCAGACGATGTACGGGAACGCGCTGCTCTCTCAGCCGATTCTCCGATACAAGACGGCGATCTTCGGGGACTTCGAGTTCACGGCCCGCCTCAACAACCCGGCGTCCACCGCTTCGGCCAACACCCAGGTCGCTCTCTTCGCTGGGGCCGGTGACACGACCAACCAGTGTCACATGTTCGTCCAGCAACACGGCCGATGGCAGACCACGAACGCCAAGCTATTCGGCTGGTCCCCCGCGGACTCCGGCACGGGCAACCTCTACACGGGCAGCCTGTACGCACGCACCGATCTCGTGTGGGTGGGCATCAAGCGGGTCGAAGATGTCGTCTATTTCGGAGACGGCGGGACCGGCGCGAGTCCGTCCTGGACGTGGACCGCGACGAAGTGGGACACGGCCGGGGGAGCCTGCAAGGTAGGCCTCATGTTCTACGCGGGGTCCGCCTCGTCCGAGGACTACGACTTCGCTCAGGTAACCCTCGACGCCTATGCCTACATCGCGAACCCGGCGGGTCCCTAATGGTCTACATCATCCCGATCGTTGACCTCTCGCCCTCTGAGGGCTTCGTCTTGTCTGCGGTGACTCCGAGCGGCGGCCGGGAGCCCTGCCTGGGCTGCGTTGCCGGGACGCTTCTGGAGGCCCCTGACGACTCGCTGGTGGCCTCCGGGTTGGCCGAGGCTGGCCCTCCCGAGGACCCGCCCACGACGGACGAGGAGCGCGAAGCGTTGGTCGAGGGGAAGTCTCCGGCCTTCATCGAGGCGTGCAAGCTCCTCGGATACATCGAGGGCTGACCGATGCTCGCTCCCCGCTACCAACTCCCTCGGATGATTGAGCAGAGCAAGGCGCAGACCCTCTCGTTCCCGCTCTATGAGGCAGGGCTGCGGGTTGCTCCGTCGTCCGGGGTCTTCAATTTGTACCGGCCCGGGGGCGACCTCGCGCTGACTCAGACCGTCACAAACCTTGGAAGCAACGACGTGCTGCTGGTCCCGGCGGACACGTCCTCCGAGGAACGCGGCGAGCACTGGTTGGAAGAGTGGGTCCTGACGGTCGCCGGAGAAGTCATTACGTTCCGGCGCGAGGCTGCCCTGGTTCGTCGGGTCCTGTACTCCACGATCTCCGACGACGACCTGGAGCGGGTCCACCCGGGCCTCTCGGCCTACCTGCCGTCCTCGCAGACGACCTGGGAGTGGCAACGGGAGGAGGCGTTCTCTCAACTCCAGGCGCGTCTCCTGGGAGCCGGGAACCGGCCCAACCTCATCATCGGCTCGTGGGCGCTCCGCAACGTCCATCTGTACTGGACGCTCTTTCTGATTGCCGACCTCCTGCGGATGGAGTCCTCCGGTCGCTGGGCGAAGCTAGCCGAGGACTGGGGCTCCCGAGTCGAGCGGGAATGGTCGGCTCTCCAATTCCAGTATGACGACGACGACGACGGGACCGCGGACGGGGAGGAGGCCGCTGTCCCGACGCTGCTGCTCTCCGACCTTCCGGGGGACATCTTCCCCGACGACTGGTCCTTCTGATGGCCTTCCGCGACGTCCTCCAGGCCCTCCGGGGGGCGATGCGGGAGGTGGGGATGAAAGAGTCCCCGCAGGCTCAGGACTCGCCCCAGGGGTTCACCCGACGACATCGCGGGTATCGGGTGGTGATCGAAGAAATCGCCAACACCCAGGCGTATCACAATCGCTCGCGAGCCCAACTCCGCTACACCCTCCGCTTGATGCTCTCCCACCGACTCCGACCCACGCCGGAGGACGGCTTCACGGACGTCGGGGAGGCTGGGACCGACTATGAACGCATCATCGCGGCTCTCATGGGCGACCAAGCCCTTAACGCGCTGGGGCTTCTCCAGGTCGTCCGGCTGCCGGTGAAGACCTCCACGGACGGGGAGTGGTTGGAGGGTGTCCTGTCCTTCTCGCTTGATGTCGAGATGGCGTGGCTCCTTGATGGAGGAGAGGAGAGTGGGTCTTGACCAACACCTTCTCCATCGAGGCCACGAACCTCTCGGCCATGCTCGCGAAGTTCGCGTCCATTCCTCTCGGCGTTCAGAAGGCGATGGAGACGGTCTTGGCCGAGGAGATCATCTCCATTCAAGACGACTTCCGCGGCCCGATTCCCGACAAGCCAGGAGGCAACAAGCCCGGGCGCATCGGGCCGAGCGGGGTCCAAAACAAAAACGCTCCCGGGCTGGGGCTGATTCCCGTGAACTCCGGCACCCTCATCGGTGCGTTCGAGTTCGTCCCTCGTGGCCTCTCCGTGAAAATGACGAACGACGCCCAGGACAAGCGGTCCGGCTTCTTCTACGCGCCGCGCGCCCACTTTGCGGGAGAGGACCCGGGGCAGATGGTCGAACTCGCTACGAAGCGGTGGGAGACGTTCGGGGAGAGGGCATCGGCTCAGATGGAGCAAATCCTCACGGACCACCTGGGGGGCTAGTGGCGGTTCTCCACCAAAAGGACGATGGCTTCGTCAACATCACGATCGACCTCGGGGAACGCCTCGGGGTAGACGATGCCGATCTTGACGACGAGGCCCGGGAAGCGTTGGCTCCGATTCTCCAGGAGATGATCCGCGCGTGGCGGGAGGCCCTGGTCGTCAACTGGCCCGTCGATACCGGCCGCTCGCAGCAGTCCTGGTCGAATCGCTGGGAAGGCCTTGTGTGGGTCCTTCGGAACCCCGTCGAGTACGCCGAGTACGTCCACAACGCCGGGGAAACGGTGCCCGTGTGGGAGTTCCTAGAGGCCCGCTCGGAGGAGTTGGTAGCCGATGCTCTGCCGGAGATTGAGGGCATCCTGGACGCTCTCCGGCGACGTCAGAGAGTGTCTCGCATCCGCCTTCGAAGAGGCGGCGGGAGGCAGCGTTCGCTGCTAGGGTTCGCCGCACGGACCGCAGCGGCGCGGGCTGTTTCTGCCAGAGTGTTCGCGGCTCAGGCCGCAGCCTTCCGGGTCGTTTCCAGTCGGGAGCGAACCAGACGACAACTGCAACGGCTTGAGGCCGCATAGGAGACTGAAATGGCTGTTTCGACTCAGACCAAGGGCAAGCGCGCGCTTCGGCTGTATCTCGGGTTTAACGCTGGCGCTAACGCCTTCACCGCTGCGGGGGCTCCGGCTGCCGGTGCCACCGTGTTCGAGGTCACTCGGATGCCGGGGGACTTCTCCCGGGACCAGCCCGGAGAGGCGGACGTGGACCCGCTGGATCGCGGTGAGGTGATGTTCGATCAGGCTCCCATCCTGACGGACGACGCCGGAATGACCGGGAGCTTCACCGTCTACTACACCGAGGAGACGGACGCGGCTGCCCTGGCGTTGCTCGACATCCTGAACGAGCGAGGCTTCGCGGCCACCCTGCCGAACGTGGTGGCGAACGGTGAGAGCCTCTACTGCGACATCAAGCGGACGTATACGGCCCCGGGCAACCCGGCAGACACCCACGGGACGGTCTTCCGTCAGTGCCGTCTGACGTACTCCGAGAGCACCGCGGACCCCGTGACGATCTCCGTCAACTGGAAGTCCCGCGAAACCCGACCCTCGATCACTTTCTAAGCCTCTAGAGGCAGGAGAAGACCATGGCTCAGAAGCTCAGACTCGACCTCGACATCGCCGGGGAGCAGACCAACCCCGGCGGGACCTCCGGCGGCATCGCTCGCATCCTGGAACGCCTCCAGGCGACCTATACATTCCCCGAGGGGACCGCAGCCGGAGAAGCCGCCGCGATGTGGGCGGACGACCGCACGGTGGCCTCGGGCGCGGTGGACGGCCTCGCGCTGGACAACCTCCCGGCGATCGGTCCGGTGGGCGCGGTGGCGTTCACGAAGATCAAGGGATTCGCGATCTTCAACACGTCCGCCTCCGACTACCTCACCGTCGGCGGTGGCTCCGGTGGTCGTACCGCTCCCCACGCCTCGGCGTGGTCGGACACGGATGCGGCGGTGGCGTTGTCGCCGTTCAATGCAGATACCGACTCGTTCGCCCTCGCTGCGGGCGATTACTACGTGTGGACCTCCAAGGCTGGCGTTGGCGTCGGTGGCGGTTCGGGTCACATCCTCGGCGTGGAGGGCTTCACCTCGACGCAGGCGTACAAGATCATCCTCTGGGGCGACGTCTAGCCCTTTGACCTGGAGGGAGCCATGAAGCCCCGCCCGACTCCTCTGACGATTCCCGACCGCCCGAGCAAGTACTTGACCGTCTCGATTGGCGACCTGGACCTCCCGTTCAGGCTCCCCAACGAGAAGCGGCAGATGGAACTGCTCCAACTGATTGCGGGTCGCATGAATCGGGACGGGGACTCCCTCCAGATTATCGGGAGCCTTGACGTCCTGGCCGTGTTGGTCGGGGTGTGTTGGCACCATCCGACGCTCGACTTGGAGACTCCTCTGCCCTGGAAGGCGGCCGACGCTGCGGCATTGGTCGCCTTCCAGGAGGCTCCCGAGGACTCCCGCAAGGCCGCCGGAGACGCTGCCCGGTGGGCTGCACTCGCGGAGTACGGGGAGGCCGTCCTGGACGAACTGGATGAGGCAGGCTATGGGGACCGAAACACCGTCGGCGTAGCCTTCGGGGCCATCTCCCGAGCAATCGGGCGGAACTTCCTGCCCCAGGAGGACGTCGAGGCTCGCCTGGGTTTTTCCGAAGCCGGGAGGGCTTCGGCAGGCTGATCCGTCTCGACATCGGGATCTCCTGGCTCGGTGACCCGGAGGGCTTCTACCGGGTGGACCCTGACCTCCAGGTGGACCTCCTGGCCTATTGGACGCTCTGCCACGCCACCTCCGGCGCGAAGGCATCCGACCCCGACTATCAGCCGACCTCCGAAGACCTGCGGCTCATGCTCGCCAGGGGGACGACTCCGGGCGACCTTGCGTGGCTCTGGAACAAGGTCCGGCCGAAGGACCCCAAGAAAGAGCTTGCGAAGCTCTACATCGAGCCGGAGGCCCGGGGGGACGACCTCCAGGCAGAGATCGCCGCCCTGTTCGTTCATTACCCGGAAGGGGAAGCCTAGATGCCTGCTGTCGTATGGACATTCGAGGGAGACACCCGGGACCTTGAGGCTGCGCTGAATCAGGTCCAGGGGTCCGTCAGCGAGACGAACAAGGACCTCCAGCAGACCGGGAAAGAGGGCCAAAAGGGCTTCAAGCTCACGGAAGAGGGAGCGAAGAAGGCCGCCAAGGTTATCGGCGGGACCCTCGTCGCTGGGCTCGCCGCTGCGACCGCTGCGACCGTGGCTCTCGCTGCCTCGGCGGTGAACGTCGCGAAGAATCTCAACTCGTTGGCGAAGCAGGGCCGCCGGGTCGGCGCGTTGGCCTCCGAGATCGACACCCTGAACGGTGCGTTCGGTCTGCTGACCGAGAATGGGGTGGACTCGGCGCGAGTCCTGGAGGACGTCAATCGGAACCTTGGGCTCGCTGCCAGTGGGTCGAAGGATGTCCAGCGGGCGTTCGACTCTCTCGGGCTCCCTGACGACTTCTCAGGCCGTGACGCGATCTCCCGGGTGTCTCTCCTGGTTGAGCGCATCGGAGCCATTAAGGACCCAGCAGAGCGTGCAGACGTCGCATCGAAGACCCTCGGCCGAAGCTGGCGTGAACTCCAGACGGTGTTCGCCTCGGGAGAGGGTGCGCTGGACACGGCCATCCAGCAGGTCCGAGAAGCTGGCGTCGTGTCGGACGAGGCAGCCGCTCAGAGCGAAGCGCTCTTGGACGCCATCGACCTCTCAACGCGGGCGTGGCAGAGCCTTAGCCGGGAAGCGTTGGAGCCGCTGATTCCCATCTTGACCGACGTCTTCGAGGAGCTTGGGGAGCTTCTGGATGGGTTGGACCCGGCGGCGGTCGATGCTTTCGCCAACCGGCTGTCTCGACTTGTCGGCACGTTGGCCGACGTCTCAGCCGGGGCAATAAAGGCGGCGATGTCGTTCCTCGGCCTTGCGGCCGCTCAGGGTGACGAAGGCGCGAAGGCTGCGCGAAGGGCAATCGACGCGCAGGCCGATCAGATTGAGCAACTTCGCGAACAGATCCACGTCTCTCGGCAAACCGATAGCGTGACCGGAGGGCTCTCGGACGAGACCAAGGAACTCACGGCAGAGCTTGAGAGGCAGATCGAGGTACTTCGCCGCCTAAAGGGTGAAGTCGGCGCGATTGCTGGTCTCGGTGGCGCGGCCCCTGCCCGAGTAGCAGGTGGAGGCGGCGGGGCGGCCCCTAGAGGCGGTGGGGCTCCGGCTCCGGCTGCAACGGGTGGCGGTGGCTTTTCGACAATGCTTGAGGACGCGGTGGCGCTCGCCCCTGCGATCGGCCAAATCAACGGACAGACGCTTGAACTGGTCGAGACGGTTGGGCTCGTCGGAACGGCCGTCAAGGAGGATCTAGTCCAGGCAATCGACACGGCCGAGGACCGCTTCTCCGACTTTCAGGAAACGTGGTCCGAGGGCATGGGCAGTCTGGTCAACGCGATCGGCGGACTTGCCCTAGACATCATCTCGGCGTTCGAGGACATGAACCGCGAAGTGATGCAAAACCGGATCGCTTCCTACGAGGAGACGAGCCGAGAGATCGAGGACATCAATCAGAAGCTCGTGGACACGGTGGACGCTGCGGAGAAGAAGCGCCTTCTCGCTGAGAAGGCTCGACTCCAGGAAGAATCCGAAGCCCAAAAAGAGGCAGCCCTGGAGGCGTTCCATACGCAGAAGGCCCTCGCCATCGCTGCGGCCTCAATCAACACGGCCCTCGCAGTCATCAACGCCTTCGCGACTGCACCGAATATCGTGATGGGCGCGGTGATGGCCGTTATCGCGGGCGCTGCGGGTGCGGTGTCGATCGCGACGATCGCAGCCGAGCAGCCCCCCTCGTTCCACTCCGGCGGTGTCCTTCGGGCGTCGGACCTCCAGGGGGCGACGATGGACTCCATGATGATCCGCGCGAAGCCGGGAGAGGGAGTCCTGTCGACGGCCGGGGTCGCGGCTGCCGGAGGTGCGGAAGGGGTGGACGCCTTGAACGCTGGACGGACCACGGGGAGAGGGACGACCGTGAACGTGATCCGCTTCGGAACGCGGACCACCGAGGCCATCTCCCACCAACAACTCCAGAGCCGGACCGGGAAGCTCCAGGGCGCGTTCCGCTCGGTGCGTCCGAAGGTCGGCCGGTCCATCCCCGGCAGGAGGTAGACGATGGGCACGAAGCGAGACGCGCGCGGCAACCGATACCAGGGCATCTCTCGGCTCGACCCTCGGTGGACGTACTCCCGGGTCCGAGCCATCGGCCCGAACCCCTATGACTCCAACTTTACGCAGCAGGGGAACCGGGCAGGCATCCCGGAGGCGGACCAGACCTCTTCCCTGGCCCTCAAGACCTCAGGGCCTCAGGGGACCCGTGGCGACCTGGAGCTTCGGACATCCCGGGCAGGGCACCCCCTCCCCGACGCTGCCGGGGTCCTGGTCCGGGACCATGCCCAGGGAGACTCGGCCACCGAGTACCTTGGACACGACGGGTTCCAGGTCATTACGGGGTGGGATGGCTCGATCCGCTATGAGACGGCCGGAGGCATCTCCCCCGCCGTTCCCGTGATTCGGCTTCTCAACGGCGACCTCCTGCTGGTCGAGTACGACTCGAACCGGGTCACACATAAAACGTGGCGGATGGACGCCGATACGGGCGTCTGGTCGAACGTCAACACGTCGATCTTGACCCCAGGGTCTTCCAATATCACCGAAGCCGAGCACGCGCTTCTCCAGCTTCCCTCGGGCCGGGTGCTGTATTTCTTCACAAGCCGGAAGGCTCTCCAGGTCCACGTCCGGTTCTCGGACGACAACGGGACGACCTGGGCGTCCTACGCGACGGCCATCCTCTCCCGGACGGCTGCCGGTCCCATCGAGGCCATCGCGGTCGCATACACCCGCGGAACGGTGGCCCTGTTCACCACGGAAGCCTCGCCGGGTGCGCTTGGACAACCTCAGACGGGCCAGCAGTGGGTGTCGTATGACCTGGGGTGTTCGTTCGATCCGGTCGGTGACCCGTGGTTCACCGGCACCGCATCCCCAGGACCCCAGGAGCGACCCTCCCATGTCAACCTCGTCGGCCTCCCGTCCGGGCAGGTGGCGATGCTCTACTGGTGGCGAGCGTCCGTAGGTCAAGAGTATTACTCTTTCCGGCTCCTCGACCCGGCTTCGCCCGGCTATACGGCCGACAAAACCGACCTCTATACGGCAACGACGGCTCCCGCGTTCGCTGAGTCTGCGTGTGCCCTATGGGCCGACGAGGACGGCACCCTCTACGCGATGTTGGAACTCAAGGCCAACGCAGCGGCGCACAGTCAACTCCTCCGCTCCCTGGACGGCGGGGCCTCTTGGAAGACGCAGAAATCCCCGTCGTACTTCGCGGAAGCCTCGGGGACCCAACGACCGACGAACTATCGGATCGCCTCTACGGGCGGCCGAGCGGCCTGGGTGATGCGCTGGACCTCTTCCGGCTCGTCTTCGCCGGAGAGCCTGGGGATCGCGTACCTCGGCGGCCACACTCGGGCCACCGTCGCCTCGGTCGGAGACGGGACCGAGGAATACGACACGCGGAGCTTCCTGGGGTGGGGTCGCGAGCAAGGCGTGGTGACGGGTGATGCTCGGTGGGGTGGCTCGTGGCTTCCGTTTGACGACCCGGCGAACTCGGGATGGACGACGACCGGAGCAGGTGCAGACGCGATGGTCGCGGCGTCCAAGTGGCAAATCACCACGACCGGGAATAACCGCTATCACTCGCGCTCGGACGTCGCTGGTCGGTCCACCATCCGAGCATCGGGCGCGGGCTTCCTGGTCACCGTCGTCTCGGGTGGAGCGTTGACGAGCCCGATCGTCGGAATGCGGTTCCGGCTCTCCGACTATGACCAGCCCAGCACCACGAACGCGACCTTCATCAACGAGGTCGAGATCAACCTGACCACGACCGGGTTCCGGGTCTACGACGCCATCGCCGGGGTCCAGCGCGGGGTCGATGTCTCTTACGACCTGACCGCGCCGACGTGGTTCCAAGTGTCGATGCGAGGCGACTCTACTCAGGGAGAGGTCGCCGTCTGGTACGGGAGGCCGGGAGGCCCGGCGCGTCGTCTCCTCGTCGGCTTGACCTCGTTCGCCTTTACGTCCGACCACGGAGCCAACCCGACGAACCCCTCCCGAGTTGAGTGGGGGAACATCGCAGCGGGGACCGCGGTGTCTCAGTGGGAGATCGTCGGCTTCGCCTGCTACGCGCACGCCTTCCGCCCGAGGCAGGCCGAAAACTTCGTCTCCTCCTGGACGAACCCGGCGGACCTTCGGGGTCGTGAGTTCTCGACCCTCCCGGCTTTGTTCCTGGACCGGGTGAAGGTTCAGGCGACGGACGGACCCACGAGGCTCGGGGAGTCCTGGCGCATCAAGGCGCGACACGATTACGGGGTGTTGAACCTGGACCCGAGGCTCTGCCCGTCTCCCCGGGTGCCCTGGCGTTCAGTTGACGACTCGTCCACCGCTCGCATCGTGTGGGACCTGGAAGGTGGCCTCTACACAGACGCATACCTGGGCAACCACGCGCTCTTGTTCCTGCTCCTCGGGTGCAACTTCAAGACCGCGTATATCAAGGCTTGGAACGTCGGCACGTCTTCCTGGGACACCCTCGCGACTCTCGACGCCGCTGCGGGGCTTTCCGGCCTTCCGTGGCGTCGGGCAGGGTCCACGGTCCGCCCGGACCTCGGGACCGCTGGGGTCGGTAAGAGATATCTCTGGCGACATGCCCACGCGGGGGACACGCTCGACCTCAACACGGGAGAGACGCCGGTTCACAAGATCAAGACGAACACCGAGGGAGCGTGGCGGTCGGACGGCTCCGGGTCGGCTCCGACGAAGCAGCCGACCGTGTGGCTGGAGAAAGACAATCTCACGGCGGGGACCTCTGCCTCCGGCGTGTCTGCGGAGATTTGGTGTCGGGACTTCGGGGCCGTTGTCCGCGAGTATTCCGCATCTTATGAGCGGTTCGCGCTGGAGATTCCGCCGCAATCGACGGCGGACGGGTATTTCCAGATCGGGACCTTCTTCGCCGGGGACGTCCTGCCATTCGCCCAGCAGTACGATCTCGGGTGGGTGTGGACCCGGGAGTGGAACGTGGACCTCCAGCAGAGGACCGACGGGACCCGCGCAGTCCGCACGCTCGGGCCTGCCCGGAGGCTGCTGGAGATCGGCTGGGTCGAGACGGCTGTCCAGGCACGTCAGGAGCAGGCCGACAACCCGGACCCGGACTTCATCTCGTCGGGGACCACGGGCCTCCCGATCGCCTCCCGCGGGGACGTTATTCGAGCGATGGAGGGCCTATTGGAACAGCAAGGAGGACCCGGGGAGCCGCTGGTCTACCTCTCCCGCATTCCTGAGCAGCCCGCCGGGACCACGGACCCGCTACTCCTGACGGACCGCCGTCGCTGGATGTATGGGCGAGTGCAGACCGACCCGAAGACCGAAGCCCTCGCGGCTCGAATCGGGGAGGCGGTGGACGAGGTGGAGCGATTGAACCGTCTCACGATCGAGGAGGAGGTCTAGGCCGTGCCCTTCGACCTCCGAGACTTGCAGGGAGAGGCCCTGGAGTGGCTTCTGGACCTCCAGGTGGGCGAAGACGTCCTCCGGCTAGCCGAAAGGCCCGCGGACGCTCCTACGGGCTCCCAGGGCGCTCTCAAGGCATATCGGGCGGGGCTCGACTTCTCGGGGCAGGTTGCGGACTCGGTGGACCCGTTCGCGGATACCCCGTCCTCGCGCCGGGTGGACCTGACGGTGTACCTCCCGGAAGACCTCGACCCGGCGAACCTTGTGGAGCGTGGCTTCGACTTCTCCGCAGCCCGCGGGGTCTTGTGGCTTTGGAGCCCGACGACGGGAGCCTTGGAGTCCATCGTCTCCGGCGTCGTTCGGGACGTCGAGTATGGACAGACCGGGGAGCCTCTGACCTTCTCGCTTGAGGAGGTCCAGGAAGACGACTCGGCGCGATTCCCTCCGGCCGATGCTCGGGTGACCCTGACGTCTTGGCCTAACGCCTCGGAGAAGGCTCTGAGCGAGCGGTATCCGTGGGTCCTGGGGGAGCCCGGTGGCGCGGGGTCGTACCCTGCCCCGGGCCTCCTTGTGGACACGGGAGCCGGGATCCTTCTGGTCGCTGGTCACCCGGTCAAGGCCACGACGTTGTGGGTAGTCAATGACGACACCTCAGCCACCGCCGCCGCTGCGGTCACTCAAGTCCGAGACGGCTTCGGTCGGCTCGTGTCCGTCGTGGACCTGACCACCACCATCGTCACCGTTGACCCCGAGGCCGACTATTTCGTGTCCTGGGGCTCGGGCGGCGGTGGTTTGGAGAAAGAGGACGGGAGCCTGCTCGTCGGGGCCGGGGACGTCCTGGAATGGATGCTCGGGTTCTCCTCGCTCCGGCTCGACCGTGGCAGGACTGCGGCGGCCTCGGTGTTCTTGAATACGTTTCGCATCGACACGGTGATCTCCACGAACCCGGACTCCCGCTTCGCCCCCTGGGACTGGATTGTCGATCACCTCCTGCCCATCCTGCCGGTCACCGTCCGGTCGTCCTCGGACGGCTTCGCTCCGGTCGTCTGGCGATTCGACGCGACCGCCGATATGGCGGTGGCCCACCTTGAAGTCTCCCCCTCCCCCCGGGCTTCGCTCCGATCAGCCGTGTCGTACTCGCCGCGGGACTCGGTGGCGAACGAGTTGACCTTGCACTTCGCCCAGGACCCTCGGGCTGACTCATACCGCAAGCGGACCGTCCTGACCGGCGACCCCATCACCGCCGAGACAGACCCGGACGCAAGCCTGAATCTCTATTGTGTGGC